GGACTGAACCCGCATGCATTGTGCATGGACGAATTCCACGCCCACAAGGATCGCGGCCTGTGGGACGTGCTGCGCACCGCCCAGGGCGCGCGCCTGAACCCGATGGCCCTGATCATCACCACGGCGGGGCGCAACATCGAAGGTCCATGTTACGAACAGCGCCAGCTGGTGGTGAAGGTGCTGGAGGCCGTGTTCGCCGCCGATCACTATTTCGGGCTGATCTATACACTGGACGAAGGCGACGACACGCAGGACCCGGCGGTCTGGATCAAGGCGAACCCGAACCTCGGCAAGTCGAAGCAGCTGCGATACATGCAAGACCGGGCGCTGGAAGCGGCGAACAGCAACGAAAGCGATGCCGAGTTCGTCACGAAGGATCTGAACCGCTGGCTGCAATCGGCCACGAACTGGCTGAAGCTGGATGAATGGAACGCATGCGCCGACCCTGCCCTGTGTCTGGATGATTTCGAAGGCGAGGACTGCTGGATCGGCGCCGACATGTCGGAGCGCGACGACATGACGGCGGTCGTGCTCGTGTTCCGCCGCGATGGCGAGCTGGTCTGGTTTCCGCAGTTCTGGCTGCCGCGCGAAGTCATCCAGCGGCGCGTCCGTGAAATGTCGATGGACTTCTACAAGGTCTGGACCGACGCGGGCATCGTCACCGCCACCGACGGCGACTGGATCGATACCGAAGGCATCGAAAGCCATATCCGGGAAGCCTGCGACCGGTTCAACGTCCGGTCGGTGGTGTTCGATCGCTGGGGCACCGGTCCCGACATCGTCACCCGGCTGGCCGCCGACGGACTGCCCGCCGGCATCCTGGGCTACACGGCCGCGAACATCGGCGCGCCGGCGCTGGACCTGGAGGCGCGGGTGAGGTCGCAGGGCCGTTTCGCGCATCCCGGCAACCCCTGTCTGACCTGGCAGGCCAGTAATTGCGTGGTCGAGCGGCGGGTCGACGGCAGCATCCTGCCAAAGAAGGAATCAGCCATGAGCAAGCAGAAGATCGACGGGATCGCGGCGGGCCTGATGGCCATGTCGCAGATGCCGCTGGCAAAGGATTCCGCACCGCAGGTCATCGAGTACGAGCGTGGCGGGATCTTCGATGCTGCATAGGCTGGGCCGGGCGCTGGGTGGCTGGCTGGGCGTGCGTGCCGAAATCACGTCACCGGTGGATCTGGAGAAGGCGCTGGACCGCTACACGAACCGCGCCATCGCCGGCGTGTCGGTGACGTCGGCCAGCGTGTCGGGGATCCCGGCGGCGCATCGATGCATCCGGTTCCTTTCCGAAACCGTGTCGCAGCTGCCGATCCGGGTCATGACGGTGGCCAGCGGCAGTCGCACCCCTGCCCCGGAGATGCAGGCGGCGCGGGTGCTGTCGGCCCCGAACCCGTGGCAAAGGCCCTACGAGTTTCGCGAGCTGCTGACCGACGACGCATTGAAGACCGGCAACGGTTGCGCCCTGATCACTCGCAACGGCGATCGGGCTGTGCAGATGATCCGGCTGCACCCGGCGCATTACCGCATCGAGATGAGCGACCGGGGCCTGCCGGAATGGGTCTGGCGCGACCCGCGTGGCGGTGCCGAAACAGTCTATCAGCAGGACAGGATATTCCACCTGCGCGGCCCGTCAAATGACGGCATCCAGGGGCTGTCGCCGGTGTCCGTGTTTCTCAACACCTTCGGCGAAAGCCAGGCGATGCAGGACCACGCCGGGCGGTTCTGGGCCAATGGCGCGAAGCCGTCGGCGGTGATTTCAACGCCGGCCGGCATCGACATCGGCAAGGAAAGCCGCGCCGATCTTCGCGAAGACATGCAGGAACTGTATTCGGGCCCGCGCGCCTACAGCACCGCCATTCTGCCCCAAGGCATGACCTTTGAACCGGTCAGCCTGAATCACCGCGATGCCCAGTTCATCGATGGCCGCAAGTTCAGCCTGCTGGACATCTGCCGGATCTACGGCGTGCCGCCGCACCTGGTCTATGACCTGGAGCGGGCGACGTTCAGCAACATCACCGAACAGTCGCTGGAAGTCCTGAAATACAGCATCGCGCCCTGGCTGATCCGCTGGGAACAGGCGGTTCTGTTTTCGCTGGTTTCCGAACGGGACCGCGACCGGGTGCAGGTGAAACACAACGTCGATGCCCTGCTGCGCGGTGACCCGAAGGCCCGGGCGGAATCGCTGAACATCCAGCGCCGTGCCGGGGTGATCAGCGCCAATGAATGGCGGCAGCTGAACGACATGGACCGTCGCACCGACCCCGGCGGCGATCGCTACATCATCGAAAGTAACATGCAGTCGGACACGGGTCCGCTGATGAACGACGAAACGGGAGAGTCCCAGCCATGAACGATGCAGCGATCACCCTGCCCGGTCACATGTCGGCGCGGTTTCGCGGGGCCATCATGGCCGGCGCCGTGCGCCCGATCGACCTGCCGGAGACCATTCCCGGTCATGCCCGGCGCGGCGTCTTCGCCCGCGCCATGGGCCGACGGTTCGACGTCAAGGCGGCTGGCGAAGACTGCACCACGCTGGTGATCTATGATGAGATCGGCGAATGTGGCATCAGCGCGGCGATGCTGCGCGGCGCCCTGGCGCGGATCACGACGCCGCGCATCCGGCTGGAAATCAACAGCCCGGGCGGCGACGTCTTCGACGGCATCGCCATGTTCAATGACCTGGTGCAGCACGACGCCCGGATCGAGGTCGTCGTCACCGGCGTTGCGGCCTCCGCGGCATCGATCATCGCCATGGCAGGCGACGATATCGCCATGCATGCGAATGCGTTCCTGATGATTCACAATGCCTGGGCCGTGACCATTGGCGACCGTGGCGACCACGCGGCGATGTCCGCCGTTCTGGCCGGCATCGACGCCGCCCTGGCCCGTACCTATGCCCGGCGCGCCGATGACGATACCGGGATCATCGCGGCGCTGATGGATGCCGAGACCTGGATGGACGCCGAACAGGCCGTCGACCGGGGTTTCGCAGACCGCATTGTCGAAGACGAAGCAGGGCCGGACGCGCGCGCCACCTTCGATCTGTCGATCTTCGCCAAGACTCCACGCGAGCTGCACCAGAACGGCCCCCTTGCCGGTGACCCGACCTGTCGGGATATCGAGCGCGCCCTGCGGGATGCAGGGATTTCGCGCAGCAAGGCCAAGGCCCTGGCCGCAGCCCGCACACCCCAGCCGGATGATCGTGATCAGCGGGACGCTGACGCCGCGGCCGTCCAGGAACTGCTGGCTTTCGTGAAAGCCGAGGCCAGCAAGATCATCACCCCGAAATAGGGAAACAAGACATGTCCGAGATGCAGGATATCAAGCAGCAGATCGGCGAGAATTTCGCCGAACTGAAAGCCGCCATCGCTGAACGTGACGCCGACATCAAGGCGTTCGGCACAGCGCGGCAGGAAACCGACGACAAGATCGACCGGATCAATGCCGCGATCAGCGACAGCGAGAAGACCATGGCCGAACTGCGCGCCAGCACCGACAAGCTGTTCGCCCAGATCGACCAGATGGCCATCGGTGCCGGTGGTCGCGGCGCGGCTGCGGAAAAGAAGGCAGCCGCGGCGCGGCAGTTTTTCGCCCGCCACAACGCGCCGTCGGAGAAGCACCGCCCGACCGACCCGATCGGTGGTGCCTTCGGTCAGGATCACGTCGATGCCTATGCGAAGTATGCTTCGGCCTGGCTGGACCTGATCCGCGTGAACGGCAACGTCAACGCCCTGACGGCGGACATCCAGAACAACCTGCGCGTCGGTTCCGACACCGACGGCGGCTATCTGGTGCCGACGGAAATGGAAATGGTCGTGCGCGAACGGCTGTTCGATACCAGCCCGATGCGCCAGATCGCCGAGGTTCGCGAGATCGGTTCCGACAAGCTGGAATTCCCCTACAAGTCCGACGACGCAACGTCCGGCGGCTGGGTCGGAGAAATGGATACCCGCAGCGAATCGGCAACGCCGCAGGTCGGCAACCAGACGATCGAAGTGCATGAACAGTTCGCCATGCCGAAGGCATCGCAGCGCATCCTGGATGACGCGGTGCTGGACGTCGGAAACTGGATCATGGGCCTGACCGGCGACAAGATGATCCGTACGGAAAACACCGCCTTCGTTTCCGGCAACGGGTCGAAGAAGCCGCGCGGCTTCGTTGACTACGGGTCGGCATCGGTGACCACGGCGGACGCCAGTCGTGCCTGGGGTGTGCTGCAGTACAGCGCGATCGGTGCCGCCGGTGCCTTCCCGACGCTGAGCAGCGGGTCGGACGACGGCAGCGTGCTGATCGACATGATCGCGGCACTGCACCAAGGCTATCACGCCGGTGCGACCTGGGCGATGTCCCGCCTGACGGCGGCCACGGTGCGGAAGCTGCGGGATGCAGATGGCCGATACCTGGTGGATTTCGACGGCAGCGGCCTGAACGGGGGCACGGTGTTCAGCCTGCACGGGTATCCGATCGCGCAGCTGGATGACATGCCGGCCATCGCGTCGGATTCCTATTCCATCGCGTTCGGCAATTTCGGCCAAGGTTACATGATCGTCGACCGGCTGGGCCTGCGGACCCTGATTGACCCCTTCACCACGAAGGGCCAGGTCAAGTTCTACATGACCAAGCGCACGGGCGGAGACGTGCAGAACTTCGACGCCATCAAGCTGGCGAAGTTCGCTTCGAGCTGAGACCCTGATCTGAACCCACCACGGCCCTGACGGGCCTGTCATGACGACAGGTGCCGCCGCCTGGCAACGGGCTGGCGGCACCTTGCATTTAGGAGACTCTGAAATGCGTTCCCTGCATCAGAATATCGAGCGTGTCGCTCACATCAGCGGCGCGAAAACTGCAACCGTCACCCCGGCGGGCGGCGTCGACCTGCGCGACTTCGCCGGCGGCGTCGATGCGCTGATCTACGTCGGCGCGGTGACCAACATCGCCAGCAGCCCGCAGCCCAGCTGGACGTTCCACTTCGAGGAATCCGACAGCGATACTTCGGGGTTCACGGCGGTGACCAATGCCGACGACGTCGACATCGAGGGATCGCTTTCCCCCGTTGCGGCGCCGAACGCATCCACCGGCGTGTTCCTGACCGTCGATGCTGCGGCCAAAGACGACAAGATCTATCGCGTCGGCTACCTGGGTTCGAAGCGGTATCTGCGGGTCGTCGCCACGGCGGCGAACACGCCGGGCAGCACCGAGATCGTCGCGACGATCCTGGGCCAGCCGCTGCTGCGCCCGGCCGCCGACGCCTGATCGCGCGCGACGGGGCGGGGCCGGTTCCCCCTGCCCCTGTCGCCGCGTCGTGGTCCCGGACGGGGTTTTCAGTCCTTCCCCCGTCCGGGACCGCATCCGCGTCCAGGAACCGCCCCTGCACTGCTGATCAAGAGGAACCGCGCCCATGACCCGCATCAATGTGAAGCGTCCGTTCAATCATGTGCCGAATGGCCAGATCCATGGTGTCATCTTCGAACCCGGCGAACAGGACGTGCATCCGACGGATGCTGCGACCCTGATCCGGGAGGGCGTTGCCGACCCTTTGGCCCCTGCCCCGGACGACGAAGGGGCGGGCACAGCGGGGAATGGCCAGACCGACCCGGTCGCGCCGTCGCCGGACTCTGGCCCGGCGGCACCGTCATCTGCATCGCCTCCGGCCCCGGCTTCACGCAAGCCGCGGCGGAAACCTGCCGCGAAGCGCAAGCCACCGGCAAAGCCCGGCTGATCGGCGTCAACGAAGCCTGGCGGCGCCTGCCGCTGGATATCCTGTATGCCTGCGACCTGACGTGGTGGGCATTGCATGACGGCCTGCCGGACTTCACCGGCCTGCGGGTCAGTCAGGATGCACGGGCCTGCACCCGCTGGCCCGGCATTCACCGCATCGCGCTGCTGCATGAGCCCGGTCTGAGCCTGGACCCGGCCCTGATCCACAGCGGCGGGAACAGCGGCTACCAGGCGGTGAACCTGGCCCTGCACACCGGCGCCGCCCGGATCGTGCTGGTCGGGTACGACATGCGCCGTGGCGATGATGGCCAGGCGCACTGGCACGGCGATCATCCGCCGGGCCTGAACAATGCCCCGCCGGACGCGCTGGCCCGCTGGGTCCGCGCCTTCGACAGCATCCCCCCGACCCTGCCGGCCGGGGTCGAGATCATCAACGCGACACCGGGTTCGGCGGTCACCGCCTTTCCCTTCGCCCCCCTTGAAACCCTGTTCTGAACCGGAGAACGCCATGGATGACACAGTCCAGACCGGCCCGGCAAAAGCCGAACCCAGCATTGAAACCGAGCGGGCGAAATATGCCGAGGTCTGGCAGTCACTGGCCTACCGCAAGGCATGCCACGGGCGCCACGGGCTGGACCTGTGGCGAAACCATCGCGACATGTTTCCGCCGAATCCGTCTTCGGTCCTGGACATTGGCTGTGGCACTGGGCGGCTGTTCGCGCACCTGCGCGACAATGGCATCAACGCCAAGGCCATCGACCTGGTCGACGGCATGGACCCGGAAATTCGTGCGCGGTACGGCGCACACTTCACGGCGACGGCAATTCAGGATCTGCGGGAACTGGGCCGACGGTTCGAACTGGGCATGTGCATTGACGTCATGGAGCACCTGCCGGAGACCGCCATTGACGCGGCGCTGCAGGTGATCGACGCGGTCACCGACACGGCAGTGTTCCTGATCGCGAATCATGTGTCACAGCACATGGGCGCCGACCTGCACCTGACACAACGGCCGCCGGAATGGTGGCAGGCGCGTCTGCAGACCGTGTTCGCGCACGTCGAGCGGCTGCCCTATGTGCGGCAACGCTGGAACGATCCAGACGTCGTGTTCCTGTTCCGGTGCAACTGACATGAAAGCAGTATTCGTCATGCGCCGGGGCCTGCCGCATCACGCGCTGACCGCTGCCGGTGTCACTGCCGGGCTGGCCCGGCACGGCATCGATGTCGTGACCTGTCCGGAAACCGATTTCGCCAATGACCTGAACGATGCGGATTTCGCGATCTGCTGGGGCTGGCGCATCGGCCGCGCGCTGGTCGATATCCTGCCGACCATGGTCATGGAGCGCGGCTACATCGGCGACCGGCTGTCGTGGACGTCGATCGGCTGGAACGGGCTGAACGGGCATGCGCTGTTTCCGCAGTGGACGCCGTCACCGGCGGCGATACGGCGCCGCGATCTGATGCGCCACCACCTTAAGCCGTGGCGTGCCCGGTCCGGCGGTCCGGCAGTCATCATGGGCCAGGTGCGCGGCGACGCGGCGCTGGATACCTGTCCGGACTACATGGGCTGGCTGGATGAAACGGCGCGCGAGCTGGCGCAGCTGGGGCCGGTGAAGTTCCGCCCGCACCCGGATGACCTGTCGATGCCGACGCCGACGCATGCCGAGCGGCTGCACGGCAGCCTGTCGGAGGCGCTGGCCATGGCGCGCCATGTCGTGACCTGGAACAGCAACAGTGCCGTCGATGCCACTCTGGCCGGGGTGCCGGTCAACGTGATGGATCGGGGCAGCATGGCTTGGCCGGTGCGCTACCACGGTGAAAGCACTCCCGTGACCCCTGACCGTGAATGGTGGTTCGCGCATCTGACGATGGCGCAGTGGTCGCCCGACGAAATCGCCGGCGGTGACTTCTGGCCGTGGCATCGCCCGCTGCTGGACAGCCTGACGCCGCCCGCTGCCTCTGCCCTGGATTCCGCCGATGTATGACCCGTTTTCCCCCAGCCGCCTGACCCGCACCGTGGATCCGGCTGCGCTGATCAGCACCGCCGACATGAAGAATTATCTGCGGGTCGACATTTCCGACGACGACGACATGATCGACGGGCTGATCGCGGCGGCGGCGGACCACCTGGATGGCCGCAACGGCGTGCTGGGCCGTGCCCTGCTGGACCAGACCTGGACGCTGGCGCTGGATGATTTCCCCTGCGAGCGGTGGAACGACCCTTATGCCGGGATCCGCGTGCCGTTGCCGCCGTTGCAGTCGGTGACGTCGATCACGTATCTGGACGGCCAGGGCGACAGCCAGACGCTGGCGACGTCCGTCTATGCCGTCGACACCGCGTCGGAGCCGGGCATCATCAGCCTGAAATCCGGCCAGTCGTGGCCCGCCGTGCAGGATGTCCGCAACGCGATCACCGTCACCTTTGTCGCCGGGTACGGTGCCACGGCGGCCAACCTGCCCCGCAACATCCGGCTGGCGGCGCAGCAGCTGGTGGCGACCTGGTACGACAAGCGGCCGTCCGTGGTGACGGGACAGGTCATCAGCGTCCTGCCGCACGGCGTCGAACGTCTGATCGCGCCTTACAGGGTTCACACCTGATGCGCGGCCCGAAGGCACAGCCCGGCCTGCTGGATCAGCGGGTGCGCATCGAAAGCCAGAACAATGCTGCCGACGGCCAGGGCGGGTTCACGAAGGCCTGGGCGACCGTCGCGACCGTATGGGGGGCGGTGGAACCGATCACCGGCAGCGAAGGCGTCGAGGCCGGGCGGGTCGAGTTCGCCCTGCGCTATCGCGTCACCATCCGGACGCGCCTGGATTTCGATGCATCGGCCCGCCTGGTCTGGACCAGCAACGGCAACAAGGCGCTGAACATCCGGGAGATCCACGACGGCGGGCCCCGGCCCCAGTTCATGATGATCATCGCCGAAAGCGGAGTGGCCACCTGATGGCGCGGTCACAGGCAAGCATTCTGAACCGCAAACGGCTGGAGCTGAAACTGAAGGCGCTGCCGCACAACGGCGCCGACAAGGTGCGCAAGGCCATCGCCAAGGGCGCGCGGGAACTGGCCGATGCGGCGCGGGCGCTGGCCCCGTCCGCCAGCGGCGACCTGAAAACCTCCATCCGTGCCGAGATCGCGCCCGACGGCCTGTCGGCGAATGTCGGCAGCGACCTGTTATATGCCCGCTTCGTCGAGTTCGGGACCAAGGGCGGCGGCAAGAACCGGCCAGACCATCCCGGCACCACCGCGCGACCGTTTCTGTTCCCGGCCTACCGGATACTGAAAAAGCGCATCGTCGGGCGCATCCGCCGGGCGGTGAAGGCTGCCGCGAAGGAAGCGGCCAAAGACAACGCCGGGGCCGCACCATGAGCGGCCAAGCCATGAATGCCGTTCAGGCCGCGGTCTATACCGCGCTGACCGGCGCCAGTGCAGTCACCGACCTGGTCAGCACCCGGATCCATGACCAGGTGCCGGAGGGGCTGACGACGTTTCCGTTCATCGAGTTCGGCGACCCGACCGCGCAGCCGTTCGACGCGACCGTGATGCGCGGCCAGACCGAGGATCTGACGCTGCATGTTTGGTCGCGCACCGGTGGCCGCAAGCAGACCCAGCAGGTGCTGGCCGCCATCTACGCCACCCTGCATCGGCAGGCGCTGACCATCACCGGTCACAGCCACGTGCAGACCATTCACCGGTTCCAGACCGTGCTGGCCGACCCCGACGGCGAGACCTGGCACGGCCTGACCCGGTTCGAGATCACCACCCAGGCCGCCTGACGGCCGCGGGGAATACCCTCAGTGATGCTGAGGGTATTCGCTTTCTGTCCCTCCCATCCCCCACAGAAAACCATAGGAGACGACCATGACCGCACAGGCAGGTGCAGGGCTGCTGTTGAAGATTTCCAACAGCGACAGCCCGGAAACGTTCGCGACGATCGGCGGCATGCGCAGCCCGACAATCACCCACAACAAGGCGCCGATCGACATCACCGATCAGCAGTCGACCAGCCGCTGGCGCGAGCTGCTGGGCGCGGTCGCGACCCAGTCGATGGATGTCAGCGGGTCCGGTGTCTTCACCGACGACGGCGCCGGCGACACGGCTTTGAAGAGTGCTGCCGTCGATGCCGCTGCCATGATCAATTTTGAATTGCTCATTCCCGATTTCGGCACCTTCGCCGGCGCGTTCCACGTCACGTCGCTGGAATACACCGGCGAGCACGACGGCGCTGTCGAGTTTTCCGTCAGCCTGCAGTCGGGCGGCGCCATCACCTTCACGGCCGCGTCCTGATCGTGGGCGGGGAGGCAAATCCGCAACGGGGTGCGGTTAAAGTCACCGTGGGCGGCCGTGAGGCCGTCCTGGTGGCGACCCTGTCACGCCTGGCCGTCATGGAGGACATGATGGCGATCGGCATCAGCGACCTGGCGCGCGTGCTGGATCGTCCGCGCACGACGCACATCGTCATGGCGCTGGAGGCGCTTTCCGCCGGCACGCTGGACCGGGAGTTCCTGGGCACCTGCCTCATGGTCGATATCGATGGCTGTTTCGTCGCCGTGCGCAAGTGCATCGTGCTGTCGTTCACCGGCGCCGACGAAGCCGAAGACGCCCACGAAGATGAACAGCAGGAAAGCGAAGACCCGGAAAACCCTCCGCCCGCCTGACCCCCTGGGGGCAATGGCTGCAGCTGGCGCTGGGTGTCCTGAACTGGACGCCCGACACCTTCTGGTCAGCCACCTATCGCGAATTCCATGCCGCGATGAAGGGCCGCGCCGACATGCTGGCAGCCTCCGCCCCTGTCGGTTCAGGTCACAGCAAGATGACGAAGCAGGAAAAGCGCGACCTGTTCAAATGGACGAAGGAAATGCAGGCCAGATACCCGGACGGGCCGTCGGTCAAGCGCGATGCGTGACGGTCAGTCGTCCATGTGAATTTCATTGGTTCGTCAGGCTGATCAGCCCTCGTTTCGGGGGTTCAGATGGGGCTCGGCTGGCTTCGTGTTGGCCGGGCCTTTCGCTTTCCGGCGGTCTTCCATTTCAGGATTGACCACTATGTCATCCAGCGTGGTCGGCTTCGGCATTCCCGTTTCATGTCGGGGTGCCCGCCGGTTCTGATCCTCGTCCCGCCACGCAATACGCAGACCGAGCGTTCCGACGACCATGGCGGTCAGGCTGATCGGCAACAACGCGAACAGGACCGCGCCCCCCGCCGCGAGCGTGAAGAAGCTCAGCGGGTTCCGGATGGCCCCGTCAAGGATAATGTCCCAAGGCAGGATGGCCAGCGCGACACCGACGCCCGCCACACCTACGAAGCCGCAAATCGACGTCGTCGCACACAGCACGTAAAGCATTTTTCCCTCCGCAACCATTGAATGCGAGGAAGTTTAGACCCGCCTGTCCGTTCCGTCACCCGGAACACGGCCCTGCCCGTCCACCACATCACTGAACCACCGAAGGAATCTCCATGGCCGATACCCTGGAAACCCTTGTCGTCAAGCTGGAAGCCGACGTGCGCGGCCTGTCCCGTGGCCTGGATCGTGCCAATGCGAAGGTGCGGCAAGGCACGGACAAGATGCAGAAGCCGCTGCAGAAGTTCACGCGCCAGTTCGATTCGGAGATGAAAAGCCTTGCGACGGTGACGGGTCGTTTCGGCGGGGCGCTAGGCGGGCTGGGTCCGATTGCCGTGGGGGTCGGCGCCGCGCTGGGTGCCGCGACGCTTGCCGCGAACGCGGCGCTGGATGCGGCGCGGGTGGCGGTCGACGAATTCTCCAACCTGGCCAACACCGCCGACAAGCTGGGCATCGGCGTCGAGCGATTGCAGGAACTGCGCTTCGCTGCCGAACAGGTGGGCGTGGCATCCGGCACGCTGGACATTGCATTCCAGCGGTTCACCCGGCGACTGGGGGAGGCCGCGCAAGGTAGCGGTGAACTGAAAGGCATTCTGGAGCAATACAACATTGCCGTGCGTAACGCCGACGGCACGACGCGCAGCGCCAGCGACGTCATGGGCGACCTGGCCGAGTCCATCAAGGGCGCGGAATCGGAACAGGAACAGTTGCGCATCGCCTTCAAGGCCTTCGACAGCGAGGGCGCGGCGCTGGTCAACCTGCTGCGCCACGGCAAACAGGGCATGGACGATTATGCGCAGGCCGCGCGTGACGCCGGCATCGTGGTTGATGGTGACCTGATCGAAAAGACCCGCGCGGCGGGCGACGAAATCAACAAGCTGCAGCAGGAACAGCAAGCGTTGCGCAACCAGATCGGCGCGCAGTTCGCGGACTGGCTGGTCTGGATGGAGCAGGTCAAGACCAGCATCCTGCGCATCATCTCGGAGATCAGTGACAGCTTCGATGACGGCGACATCGGCGATATGGGACTCGGTGCCCTGAACCGTCGGCTGGCCCTTACCGAGAGCAAGCTGGCATCCGCGAAGCGGCTGCTGGACGAGACGCGGGAAAAGGCTGAAGGCGCTGGTACGGCACTTGAGCGGATGGCGTCGCGGTCATGGATCAGTCGTTACGAGGGTGATGTCGAGTCCCTGACCCAGCAGATGATCAACCTGATGGGCGCGATCGGGCGGGTCAAGGAGGCGGGTGAGGAGGACGTCGGTGCCGCCGGATCCGGCAAGGGCGGCGGAAAGCCGCTGATCCCGCAGGAAACGCTGGACAAGACAGCTGCCGAAATCACGAAGCTGCAGGCGCAGCTGGACGACCTGCGCCGTACCGACCTGGGCCGCGAGACCTTCGGGTCGTTCCGGTCTGCCGGGGTGCTGGATGAAACCGGAAACGTCAAGCCGGGCATGGAACAGCAGGCCGAGGAAATCATGCTGCTGCAGCGCAAGATCGACGAGATCGAGCGCGGCAACACGGTGCAGGAACGCGCCACGGCCATCGTCGAGGGGCTGCGCACCGAACCGGAACTGCAGGCCATGGAAATGGCCGAACTGAACGAGCTGTGGAAGGCCGGGGCGCTGACGCTGAAGGAATACGAAGACGCGCAGGCGGCTGTGAAAGACAAGTACGACGACCTGGGCAAGGCCGCGAAACGGGTCATCGCCGACATCATGACCGATCAGGAAAAGCTGGCCGCCGAAATCGAGAAACTGAACGAACTGCTGCGTGAAGGCAAGATCACGACAGAAGAGCATGGCCGGGCGGTTGAAAAGGCAAAGAAGAAATACGACGACGCCACCGACGCGCTGGAGGAAATGGCGAAGCAGGGCGTGGACGGCCTGAAGGATTCATTCCGCGACCTGGCCGACGGCACCAAGGATGCCGGCGATGTCATACTGGATGTGTTGTTCAAGGTGGCCGATGCCCTGACCGACGTGCTGACCAAGCGGCTGGAGGCCGGTTCCGGCGGCGGCGGCGGCGGTGGCTTTTTCGATGGCCTGTTCGGCGGCGGCGGCGGGGCTGGCGGCTTCTTCAGCGGCCTGTTCGGCGGGCTGTTCGCCGGGGGCGGTGCCAGTTCGGCGGTCAGTGCAGAGGGCTTTGCGCT